ATAGTATTGTTCTTATCATATTCTAAAAGTTTTTTTTGAATATTTGGATGGTCTTTTTCTTTGTTTGTAAAACATTTGTTAGCAATTACTAGTTGGTGATCTCTAGGTTGTAATGGCCCTCTTGGGTATCTGTCAGGAGCGTCTAAAAAGCGTTCTTTCGTATCCATATCAGGACGGATTACGTCGACACCAAACTGCTGTAGTATGTTTTTGTACCCTTCTAAGTCTTCAAGTGTTTCTTCGCAGATACGTTTTAATGGGTCACCAGCTTTATCTGGTATTCCATTGAAAAACTCAGGTGCATAGTTATTCCCTAACATGCAAACTTCAAGAGGATCCCATTTGTTTGAAATATTGTAAACCATGCTACTACTTAGTAGCCAGTTCCGTTGAACCCTGTATTTTCTATGTATTCGCACAGATCATCATAGCCGCCGACTACCTGTCCGTGAATAACAATTTGTGGAACAGTTTTTGCATTAGGTGCAATTTCTAATAGTTGCTCTCTGGTAACGTCTGTGCCTATCTTATATTGATTATACTTTACACCCATATGATCGAATAGTTCTTTGGCTGCATCGCAATAACCACACAAGTCTTTTGTATAAATTTCAATACTCATAAACTAAATCCTGCAAAGCTATTTTTATCTACGTCTTGTTTTGTTCCGCCGTTAACATAACTAGTTATCTCAGTTTCCTGTGGAGCAACCTGTACATCACCACCTGCAATCCACTTTTGTGTCCATGGTAGTGGGTTACTTGCACCTTTGTAACTGCTTGGTACACCAACTGCAATCATACGTTTGTTTGCAATCCACTGTACATATTCTTTCAGCAACTGTGCATTAAGTCCAATCATTGATCCATCTTTGAACAGATAATCTGCCCATGCACATTCTTGTTCTACTGCGTCTTCAAACATTTTTATTACTAGTGGTTCACACTCTGCTTTGATTTTAACAAAGTCTGGATCATCTTGTGGCAGTATTTTCATCAGTTGTTGTGTACTCGCTAGGTGGACATTCTCATCACGTGCAATAAACTTTATAATTTTAGCATTACCTTCCATCTTCTTAAGTTCAGCAAATGCCCAACTACATGCAAAAGACACATAAAAACGTACACCTTCAAGTATGTTTACACTGGCTAGACAAGTCCAAAGTTTTTTCTTAAGTTCATACAGATCAATAACAATTTTTTTGCCGTTGACAGTATGTGTTCCTTCACCTAATAGATTATAGAAACTGCAAGTTTTTATTAGATCATCATAGTAGGAAGTAATATCATCACCACAGTCAATAATTTCTTGTATGTCCATCATCTCATCAAACACTTTACTTGGGTTTGAATATACATTACGGATAATATGTGTGTAACTTTTTGAATGTATTGTTTCAGAAAATGTCCAAGTAATGATCCAGTTCTCTAACTCGGGTAAACTCACAATTGGTGAAAATGCTTCGTTAGGAGCTCTACCTTGCACACTGTCTAACAGTATCTGTCTTTTAAGGTTACTTGTAAAAATATGTTTTTCATTAGCAGTGAGTTCTTTAAAATCCTTTGCATCACGTAGCACATCAACTTCTTCAGGTCTCCAAAAGAATCCTAACTGTTTGTCAGTGAGTTTATCAAACTGTCTGTACTTTAATGTATCATATCTTTGTATTCCTACTCCGCCTGCTGGATCTAAAAATGCTAAACTTGTCGTGTGGTCTCTATTTGCGGTATTCAATACACTCATTATTTCTTCCTATATTGTGCAACTTTCACATTCTTCTTCAAATGTGTTTTCAATTACTATCTGTTGTGTTTGTGTTTCGTTCATTTTATCGATGTCAATTTCTCCAGCACCGTCAAAAGTGTTGAAGTAATACAACTGCTTGTGGCCGTATTTATAGCAAAGCAATAGATGTTGTAGCATAACGCTCATTGGGATCTTTTCATCTTCGAAGTGTACGGGGTTGTAAGACGTGTTTACACTTATTCCTTGGTCAATGTATTTTTGCAGGACTGCCATAATTTTTAAGTAACCCTCGGGCGACTTTTGATCCCATAGTAGTTCGTACTTGTTTTTATAACGTGCATATCCAGGAACAACCTGTTTAAGCACACCATCTTTACTTTGTTTTATACTTACAAATGCTCTTGGTGGTTCAATACCATTTGTACTGTTGCTTATTTGTGCTGATGTTTCTGCTGGCATAAGTGCCATCAGTGTTGAATTACGTATTCCTGTTTCTCTAAGTTGTGTTCTAAGTCCTGTCCAGTCAACTGCGTCTATATGAACTACTAGTTCATCAACATCTTTCTTATATGTGTCAATTGGCAACACACCATCTGAATATTTTGTTTCTTCATTCAATGGACATGCACCAAACTCTTGTGCTAAGTCAGCACTTGCTTTTATTAAATAATAACTCCAGTGTTGTGCCCATGTGTCCACAAGTTTTAAGGCGTCTGGATCACTATAACTTGTATCGTTCTTGGCTAAAAAGTATGCAAGATTAATAATACCAACACCAAGTGGACGTCTGTTTTCAGTTGCCATCTGTGCGGCAATAATTGGATAGTTTTGATAACTTAACAATGCATCAAGTCCACGTACTGCAAGTGTGCATGCCTTTTCCATATCTTCTGGATTTGTATAACTTCCCCAATTGATTGCACTTAACGTGCATAAGGCAATTTCTCCCTCTGGATCATTTATATCATTCAATGCTTTTGTTGGCAAGTCGATTTCACAACACAAGTTGCTTTGTTTAATTGGAGCAACCTCAGTTTTAAAACTACTGTGTTCATTTGCATGATCAACATTTTGCAAGTATATTCTGCCTGTGTCTTTTCTTTCTTGCATGAAAGCAGAAAAAAGTTCTGTGGCACTTATTTTCTTTTTTCGTATACTTGTTTTGCGTTCTGCCGCTTCGTATAGTTCTCTAAACTTGTCTTGGTCTTGAAAAAAAGCATCATATAGTCCAGGCACGTCATTAGGAGAGAATAGTGTGATGTCTCCGCCACTCATTAAACGTTCGTACATCAGTTTGTTAAACTGTACACCATAATCCATGTGTCTTACTCTGTTGTCTTCTGTGCCTTTGTTATTTTTAAGCACAAGTAAATCTTCAACTTCCAAATGCCATAGTGGATAGTAAAGTGTAGCTGCTCCGTTACGTACTCCACCTTGTGAACAACTGCGTGTTGCCGCTTGAAACATTTTGTAAAACGGAACAACGCCTGTGTGATACGCATCACCATTACGTATTGGTGAGCCTATTGCTCTAATGCGTCCACCATTAATACCAATGCCAGCTTTTTGTGAAACGTACTTTACAATTGAACTTGATGTTGCATTGATACTATCTAAACTATCGTCAGCTTCGATTAACACACAACTAGAAAACTGTCTTTGTGGTGTACGTACACCTGCCATAACCGGCGTAGGCAAACTTATCTGGTGTGTGCTTATAGCATCATAATAATCTTTTACCCAACGTAGTCTTGTTTTCTTATCATAATCTTGAAACAGGGTACACGCAATTAACATATAACACATCTGTGGAGTTTCATACAAAGTTTTTGTTACTCTGTTTTGCACAAGATACTTGCCACGAAACTGCTCCATAGCGGCATATGTAAGTTGCTCATCACGTTCATGCTTTATCCAGCCGTTGATAGTATTCCATTCTTCTTCTGTGTATTCTGTTAGTAGCTCTGGGTCGTAGAAACCTTTTTCTACATTGTGCTTTACAAGTTTATAAACATGCCAATGATCAAAACCACCATACACCATTTTGTTTATATGATAGACTATAAGTCTACCAGCTACTGTTTGATAGTTTGGTGTTTCTTCTGATATTAAATCAGCGGCACTTTTTATCAGTGTTTCTTGAATATCTGTAGTTGAGATACCCTCATAAAATTGTACATTGCTACTAATTTCTACTTGACTAGCACTGACTCCTGCTATATTTTCTGTTGCCCAGTAAACTACCTTGTGTAGTTTTTCTATATCCAATGGTTCTCTTTTGCCGTCACGTTTAGTAACTTGTATTGTCATTTTGAGGGGGCCTTTCTATCGAATCTTGTGTACAAACATAGCAGAGTCTATGTTTCTTGTTATTTTTGGATTATCTAATGTTTTCATATTTACTAATTTATCTTCATTCCAATACAGTGTGTATAATATAGTACTCACCTGGACTATATAGTCGCTTTTAATTATATCTAAAGTATAACACATGTCAGAAGACTATGCAAGATTATATACCAAAAGGTTAACCTAATTACATGTTTAAATACTAAAATGTTCTAGAGAATACTTTATGCTACCAGCAATTGTATTTGTATACTGGATACTAATTGTTGAACCACTTTGAACTGCACTAAGCACAATGTCACTTGGATTGTCTTCACTGAAGTCATCAACATATGCTAGGGTTCCGGCACTATCGTCGGTATCTTGTCCAACCACTCTCATGGTACCAAAACGTACTACGTTTGTTGTTGGGATTTTATATTGATAATTCATATTAAAGGCAGTTGCATTGGCAGTGTTGACTGTGAAAATTGTTGTTGCTGACCCTTGCACACCTAGTGTTGCAATACTACCGGCTAATCTATGATATGTTCCAATTTCTATTTCGTTGCCATTTGTAAGAGCATAACAAGCCTTGTCATTATTCTTTACACGTGATTGTGTTCTATCATCCGCATCACTACGTTCAAACATATCGCCAACAGACACATTATTGTTTCCATTGAATTCAATTACTGCTGATGCTTGATTACCTGCACCTAAGTAGTCATTTCCAACGTCAAGAAATATATTGTATGCACTGACATTGAATGCAACTGCTCCAATGCTTATACCTTGTTTTGCAACCTTGTCAAATAGGTTTTGTACAATACGTACTCCTTCTGGACCACCGTTATCTGGAGTACCGGTACCTAGCATTATTCCTTGATAAACATTTGTGATCTGCGAGTTTTGTAATGTAACTCCTTGTATATTTTCATCCGTAATTAGTGCATAACTTAAAAAAGAAAATTTACAATTATTAAATTCTATCTGTTTGCAAGTATACGATGCCGTACTGTCAAACCGTACCCCTGCTATATCGTCTCCAGCATTTGATGGATTGCTGGCTAAATTTCCTTTAAAATTACAATTGTTTACACTAACACCGTTAGCTCTATCTATTAACATCATATCAACGCCAGCTTCTTTACTTGTGAAGCTTAATCCGCTTATTACAATATCTTGCGGAGCAATAGCACTATTTGTACCTATATTTGTTGTCGTCTGTTGTAAACTATCTGCAGTTTGTATTACATAAGCACCAAACGAACTGTCAGATCCTACATCCATTTCAAGTATAGCACTATCTGGTCCATCACCATATAATTTAGCAAATGGCGGTACAAGAATTGATTGTGTTATTCTATAAGTGCCTGCTGGAAAATATAAACTACGTCTAATTGTTGTATTTGTTTGTCTGCAGAAAAGCTGAAACAATGCTCGATTAATTGCGTCAGTATCATCAGTCACACCGTCACCAGTTGCCCCAAAATCTAAGACACTTGCAAAGTTATCTAATTTTGCTTGTATTGTTTGTGTAACAGGATCTCCTGAAGTTGGCCCAGTCTGTACAGTATATCCTGCATGACTGCCTTTGTAAGTATAACTTGTTGATAAGTTAAGTATATCACTATACTGTGTAAGTATTTCTGTATTACCAATTGCTGGTGCACCGTCGGCAATGGTTCCGTTACCAATGTACAATTTACGTGCATCGATTACCCAACCGAATTCAGCACCCGCTAGTTGCGGCAGGTTGTCTGCCAACCCTTTACGATTTGTTATTCGTGATACTTGTACTATTGCCATCTATTGAAACTCCGTAATCTAGCTGTATTTAGCACGTGATATAGTATTGCTCAACTCTCTTCCACCACTGTTGGCGCCAGTGTTCAAAGTCGTCACCTTCGACAATAAATTCTTGATACAGAGGATCTTCTTTTAAATGTCCCATGTCGTCCACTGCTGGCTTTACTGCCATAAGCACTACACCTTTGCGTATTTTTGTTCCATATACTTCATTGTGAGCTTCTGCATATGCACATAATTGTAATTTATAATCTTCAATCCACTCAACTTTTTTTGGTTTATTTGATTGCTTGAAATCCATTATAGCATCTTCACCACTGTGTACGCCAACGCAGTCTGTTGTACCTGCATATATGCCTGGAAAATACATAGGTACTTCTACTCCCCAAACTTCGGTTACGTTGCACATACCTTGTTTTATAACTGCCTGTGCCATTGCATGTGATTGCCAACTGAATGGATTGTTGCCACGTTCTTTGATTGTACCATCAATGCAATAGTTTTCTAAGTAGGTATGCATTCGTGTACCTCTGTTGGCAGCTTCGGTGACTATCTTTTGTGCTTGATCAGTGCCTACACGTTTACGCCATCGTGCTAATCCTTCTTGCTTTTCTTTTGATTGTGTAGCACCTAGTATGGTAGTGACACTTGGTACAGCATTGCCATCGGGAGTTGAATACAGTCGTTTACCATCAACTTGTTTTCGCGAGAGATTTTTGTATTGAAATTTTTCTATAAGCATCTAGTAATTATACATGTTATTTTAACAAAGTCAATCTAATAGAGACTTTACTTTTACTTCTGGATAAATTAGTTCGTAGTTTGTATCAGTTAAAGTTGGACAAAATTTACACTGTGGGATAACATTATCAATATTGTTTAAAAAATCTTGTCCTTGTGTTTCAAGATCGTCTGCACCGAGAGGAACATAACTGTTTATAAGTTGCCTATCAGATTCTGGAATCTCAAGGCTATGTTGTTTATCAAAGTCTGGAAATAATGCAACAGGGCCGCACTTGTATAGCTTTCCGGCTATCATATGATAGCACTTGTACTGTGCAAATCCACATGCTTCATGTGCAGACGTAGGATTATTATTATGCAAGGTAAATTTTCCATCACTGTTCTTTTGAATTGCAGCCGAACTAAAATGATCTTGTACCCAAATAATTATTTTTACCCCTGCGGCGTCAATAAATTCTAATGTGTCGCCTGTTTGTAAGTCTTTATCAATATTAGCAGGATACTTAATTGGATGTGTTAAAAAAGCATCGACCTGTTCTAACAACATGTCTTTGTGATTACGATTGTGCCAACTTATTCCTAACCAGTTCCTATATGAATTGCTTAATAGAGGATATAGTTTTTTAGTTTTTGATAATCTAGTTCCGTTACTTAATATTTGAATTGGCCTTCTAAACAATCTGTTAAGTCCAGTTACCCAATCAACAAGAGTCGGATTAAGCAAAGGCTCGCCGCCCATTATAACGACTTGATCAATAGTTACATGGGCGGCCCATTTCTCAAGGTCGGCTTCATGATCAGAAAATCTTTGCCAACCAATAAAATTATAGTTGTTAAACCTATTACAGTTTTTACAAGTTAGGTTGCATGTATGATTAATGTAAAATTCAACTTTTGGAAGGTGAAACATCTATGTGAGTGGATTTGCAGCATCTGCCATACCAGCAACTGTGTCTTGTGCTTGGTCTGGTGTCATGGTATCTTCGCCTTCTTCGCCAGTAACACCGGCACCGACTAGTATTATGTTATCAGCATCAACATTAGAAATTATATTTTTTAGAGGGTCTACTGTTGCTAGTGTTCGTAGTTGTTGATCAGTAATGTTTACACCCATGTTGTGTGCCATGCTTAGAAAAACGTCAATTGGTACTGTGTGTTGTGTATCTTCGTCGTCTGCACGACCAAGTAAATATTCTGCTAGTGCAGTTAGTTGTTGTGCAGATGGTTTATCTGATCTACTTGTGAACTCAAGTATACGCATTTATCTTCTTGCTCTACCAAGAGCTCCATCTTGTACATCAACATTTACATCAACTGCTTCACCGCCTGCTTCTGCATCAACATTCACATCAGCAGTTGCATCGATCGGAGCAGGTGCTAGTGGATCTGCCATTGGCTCATCAACAGCTGGAGTACCTGCAACTTCTTCTTGTCCTGGTACCACTGGCTCTACACCTGTCATGGTTCCTTGTGCGGCTTCCATTTCAGTTTTTGAAGCCTGTATTGCATCAACTAGTACTGCTAGACTTTGTCCAGCGGCATTGTTAAATGCCTGTGCTTCGGCAGTTCCTATAGTTGTCTGAATGCTACCACTTAGTGCTGGTAAATCTTTGAACTGCATTGATGTAATTTCTTCTAACATCTTTTGCATTCTATCTACCATATCCTGTGCGGCTAAAACTACTTGTGCTTGAGCTACTTCGTTTTCTGTTAGTACACGCCCTGATGCTTTAAGTACGGCACCTTCAGCAATCTGGTTAAGCACTTTACCTGCTTTGCCTTCAAACTTGCCTAGTGTTTTAGCAAGGTTTGCACGTTTTTCTGTTTTAGCATTGTAGTCATCTTTGTTTGCTAACACTTTATTGGCAAATGCACTTGTACTCATTCCGGCAGCCTTTGCTTGTCTTGTAAAAGCTCCAGGATTTTTACTTGTTGCTTTTTTAATCCAGTTTTCTGCTTCTCTAACTAGCTCTTCTTCACCAAGGTTTATTTTACCATCATCAACATCTTTCTTAAACTGCATAGCAGTTGCTTGATCGTCTGTTGATCCAATTACCTCGCCATCGGATTTGATCTGTGTTGCACCAGTTTGTGGTTCAAGTGTAACGTTTGCTTCACGTAATCGTGCATGTAGTCCTCTTTCCATAACAATCAACTTCATATAAGTTGGATCACTTTCACTGCCTACAAAGCGGTTTGTTGTACGGTGTTCATATATCAACCCACGAACTTTTGTTAGCATGTCGCTTGCCGCATTTGGTTTCATGGCCGCGAAGTCAATGCTATTACCAAAATAGTTCTCTAGAACCTTTTTGGATTGCTTAGTGTGTGGTGTATCTAAGTCAAATAATTTCATTGTCAAATCCTTTTTGTTGACAGTATTTAGCAACATTAATACTTTTCGTTAATTGTTTTTGTATAACTTGGTATTCATATTTTGCACTGTCAAGTCTGTGAAGCACAACTTCCTTACGAAAATCATCAGTGTTAGGACTGGTAATTACATGTCTATAATGCATCATTTCACTTTGTCTACCGAGAAGTTTATCTTCGAGCACGACTAAATTTTTGGCATCTAGTAACATTTTATTCTTGTCAAGTATACAATAGCTTAGTGCAATTCTACAACTACTACAAGTCTCAATTAGAAAGTCGTCACGATAGATACTATATTCATCAGAAGATTCTTTTACTATTTCGTAATCTGCAAACGCCATGATGCTATCACCATTTCTAAAGATAGCATTAGGGTTTGAATTCAGAAGTTCATCTGCAATTTTATTTAATAATCGGGAGGCTTTTTCTGTTACCCGACTACGTAAGTTATCACTAGCCATCCAATTGTTCCTACAAGAGCTGCAATTAAACCTGTTCCCCAGCCGATAAGCTGGTCTGTCCTACGTTGAGCCATTTTCTCAACCATTCTATGAACTTCATTAATCATCATTTCTAAGCGATCAACTTTTTTATCCAAGCCTTCGATATTGCTTGCCATCGATTTGTATCGCTCTGCACATAAATCAACATGTGCTTCTAAACTCTTTTTTTCAATTGGTGCGGTGTCAACCATTGTAGTCTCTGTGTAATTCTGTTACGAGTATTTATTAAATTCCTTCTTGAATTACTTCAAAATAAATGTTAGGCTTAGCTCCAGTTGCTATTAAATACGGTACTAAAAAGCCCTCTTTATAAGTTTCTTTTAATCCGACAATCATTGGCACGCCGTGTATTGCTTCTTTTAGTAATCCAGTTTCATCGGTTTCTGTTGCAAATGCACCATCGTGAGAAATACATAAACTAAATGTCCAGTGTTTCATTCCTTCTTCATTGGTTATAATGGTTGGCACTGTAATGTCATCTGGATTAGCTCTAAGACTTACACATTGTAATATTGTTTCAAAGTTCCTTTGTTGGTTACGACTAAAATCCCATTCTTCGACCGTCGAAATTGCCCCAGCCACTTTTGTTTTTCTATAACTTGTAGTACCGGTTTGTGTACAATCAAAATATGTAACTACATTAATTCTTTGCATTTCTTAAACTCCAGTAAACTTGCAGTTTGTCTAACATTTCTTTTAACGCAGGATCGTTTGCACTTTCTGTAACAATTTCAGTCAAATATGGTGAAATTGTATGAGCATCAGGCTTTTTAATAACTAGCTCTCGCTCTCTGCTATCAGTACGACGCCTGTATACTGTATTGCCTTTATCAGGACTTTCATAAATCCATTCAGTTTTTTGCATACAAATATTTAGTCGTAAAAAAACCCTAGTTAATAAAAACTAGGGTTATTATTTTTTTAATAGTAAATTAAAATTATGCTAATTTAAAGTTACCAGTTGTTACGTCTGTACCTGCACAGTTAATTGCTCCAGTACCTGCAGAAGTAAGTGTTCTGATTGATGCTTGCAATGTTGCTGCTGTGTAAGCGTCTGTTGGATAAATTCCTACAGAAATTTGACCAGTTGAGTCATCTTCTACCTGGTAGATGTAAACTCCTGCTTTTTGTTGAATTTCTGTCAAAATTGCTTCTACTGCTAAGCCTGTACCAACTTGTGCTTGTAAGTCTTGAGCTGCGTTACCTGCGTTCTCAACAATGATTTTGAAAAAGTCTAGTTTTGGACCAGTTACGTTTACTGGTGCTGATGCTGCTAATGCTCCTGAAAGTGATCCGTTCTGCGTATCAATGTGGAATACCTGTTGTGCATTACCATGGGTTCTTGTGAATGATGCCATTTTAATCTCCTATATCTAATGGTGGAATCGCTTATGCGGTTCCTACTTTTATTTAGCGTCGTTTGAAGATTTTTGTCCTACGTAAAAACTCGTAAAACTCGTTCTGTAGGCCCGATTTACGCATCTGAAGCATGAGTCTATCACGTATCACGTTCTTATCTCTTGGAACAATACGTTCCCAAGTAGCAATTTGTCGACGCATCTGTATCAGTGGTGCTTTCAAAAAGTCTACCATATTACGTTGTAATATCAACATCATGTAACTATAGTCGTTATTTTGAAATTCACGTTTTGCAATATTACGTAAGTTACGTTTTAATCTTAGTTCAGGAATGGTAATTTTTACATCTTGTGCAATGCGATCTTTAAACTTTTCTGGTTTCATAATCATTGCTATAATATTATACAAGTCTGGTTGGCTGGTTCTAAATCCAGGCCAGTTTTGCAACTTCATTATATTTTCGCTTACTCGTGCCGCATAATCAGGATCACTGTTTGCCAGTATTTGTAGTGCTAATAATTGCTCAAATAACTGCTCACCTAGTTGACTTTGTTTAAGTCCGTTAAGTTGCCTTGGTGTCCTATATGCACGGCTCTCACTCAACCAGTTAAATGCAATTTTATCTTTTTCAGTGTTCTCGCTTAAACCTTTTACACGTGCAATAGCATTCCATCTTGCAGTTACCGTATCTACCCATTCCCAATTATCACCTGAGAATGCACTTACACCTTTAGAATATATATCCCATTCACCTCTGTGTATCTCGTCATCATCTAAGTGTCTTGATATCTTGTATTCAATTCCATTGTGTGTCATCAAGTATGCACCGGGCTCTTTAGGATGCTTTTTAGTAGCACCTTCTTTGACTACTGGTATCGGACGTACACTTTTGCGAGGCATTTCATAACGTGTGCCAATTCTAAAAGGTGAGTTTTCAACTGCAAATACTCTGTTTGGCGTATCAAAATCTTTTTTACGCATAACTGTTTTAGCAATAAGATCAAGTTCGTTGTTGTTTTTGTCAAAGACCAATGCAAAAGGTACATTAATGTCAGTTTGTAAATCACGCATCACTGCTTCGCTATCTGGGCCCATTTGTGCAATAGGTTTGCCATAACGTTTTCGTTCTTGCTTGAACAAACGTGTAAGTTCAGCCGGCACTATTGGTTTTGCATTGCGTTCACTGTTTACTCTGTCTTTAAAATGTTTTGTAAACTCCACATCGATACCTACATCTGCGAAGATTCTATCTGCAAACGTTTCTAGTTGTTGTATATCTACTGCGGTTACACTCATTAACTTAACTTTTTCTTAATCCATAATACTAACGCATAGACTGCGATTGCGTATACTGTTGCTATGCCTACGTCAACTAGGTGTTCACGCATATGGTATATAAATTGTATTCCTGCTTCTGCATCTGACATTATGCTACTCCTGGATTATTGGCTGCAAAGTTTACTCTGCTGAATTTATCTCTGTCTACTAGTTTAATACCATCTCCAACATAGCCTTCGTGTCCTGGTGCATCACCAATGTTGGCCTGCACATCTTGTTCTTGATTATCTAGTGCTTTGATAAGTTGATCTTTCAATAGTGCGATATTTACAAATGTACTGAACATTGCACTAACTGCACCTTTGTTTTCGTTCATCCATTCAATTATTCTTGGTGCTTTTTTTGGTTCTTTATTTAAGATCCATGGGCCAAAGTCCTGTACCATGTTAGTAAAGCCACCTTGACGTACCTTAAAGTTAATGTACTGTTTCATAAGAGCTGGTGTGTTTGTAATCTTACGTGATCGTAACTGTTGCGGATCTAAAAAAGCATCTATTGCTGGAGCATATTCATTAAAAGCATCTTGTATTTTTATNACAAGTCCTTTNTCCAGCTCTATTGCACTTCCNGTATCTCTCATTGTACTGTCTAATGCAAGTACGCCTGGAACNTTATCAAGCACACGTGTGGTTACTGGACGTACTGTNCCCTTAGGTTTGTCAATTTCTGTATGTACTGCAATACCAACGTCACTNTTTCCTATTGCTTTTCCGAGGGGTGTATNATCACTTACACGATATGTAACTTGATTTGGAGTAAACACATATGCACCATTTTCAACTGGCGGTGTNGCTCCGTACAATAAATCTGCTTGTATAAAACCTCTAAAATGTTGTGGAATCGTACGTTGTAATAAAGGAAAAAGTTTTTGATATATGCCAATTAGGTCTGTGTAGTCACCTTTTCTATTGCTGAACACTCTTGCCATGTCTCTTGCACTAGTAGCAAGTCCATTATAGCCAGTTGCAACAAATCCGCCCTTGTCTGTTAATATAAACTGTCCGCTATCATCACGACCAAATACTATTGCAGGCTTACCGTCCCATTTTATTGTGTTTACCTTAGCAGGTTCTTCGGCACTACGTTTTATACCATCTAGTGCTTGTGTTATTCCTTTTGATCCAAGATCAAATACTAAATCTTCAGGATGTTCTATGCGAGCGCCTTCTGCCAGATAAGGTTTATAAGGAGTACGTTTGTCTGTAACAACTTCCATGCCTTGGTTTACAATTCGATCGCGAAGTCTTGCAAGCCAATCGCTTCCACCTTCTTTTATTGCTTCAAACGTAAAACCTTCTCGTTCTGCATATCCACGGAAGTCCTCTAATTTTTGATCACGTTGCGGATCGTTTCGTAAAGCACCAAGGATTGCTTCNACACTAAACAGATCTCTTTCNGTTGCACCTTTGTTTAGAATGTATTTTGCAATTTGTTCTGGCTGATCTGTAATATAACTATTATCCATTCGACTTAATAAGCCAGAATTTGGAGATAACTTATACCCTGCCGCTTTAGCAATTGAATTCATTAATACGTTACGTGTTACACCTTTGTATTCACTCTGGGGATCTGCTCTCATTAAGAACTTTGAAAAGTCTGGCTTTTGTACAAACATAAAATCTGTTTGTATGTAGCCTTTGTCTTCTCTGCCAGTAATAGGAGCTTTGAAATGTACACTTACTCCGCTCTTACGTATCCATTCTTTAGGGTCAAATCCGTGTGACTCTGCCCACTTGGTAAGTTTTGCTACAAGATCATCTTTGCTCATTGTTTTTGGGTCGATTGCAAGGTCCAAGTCACCCGATGTTGGCTTCTGTCCAGTACTACCAAGCATGTTATCCATGAGAGGCAAACCAGTAAGTTGTTCCAACCAGTTAACGGTTGGCTTTACATCTGTCTGATTGATGCGTGTTGTTGCTATAGCACCGTCAGCATCCTTGAAGACGTTGCCACCCTCTTTAATATACATTATTTGCCCTGTACGTTTACGTTAACTGGTCTTCCGCTGGTAGTTTTTTGTACGGTAGGATTAGCAGTTGGTTGGGCTGGCTTTGTGGCCAATGTCAAGTATTGAATTACTTTGTCTTTGATTGCAGGCAGAGCATTTATTTTAGATACTAAATTCTGTATTGGATCATTACTTACAACCTTTTCAATCTTAGGCATTTTTAAGCCAGCAGTTTGATAACTCTGTGCCATCACTCCAGGATCAACTCCAAAGTTGCTAATTAATGTCGCAACTTGCACTGCATCAGTTGGTTTGCCTGCTTTGGTCCAGGCTTTCATAAGTTTATCAGCAGTAACTTTTGTTGTTATGTTAGTACCAACCTGTTGTGCTTTTGCCAAGCCTGCTTGAGCACCTTTGCTTATAGCATCACCTGCGGCTGCGGCTCCTTTGCCAATGGCCTGTTTTGCTTTGCCTAACATGCCTTTGAAGTTTGGTGCTTCCATAAGATGTTTGTCGTTTTTGTATGCAGTGGCTATAAACAGTTTAGTAATTTGGGTTTCGGTTAAACTGTTTCCTCTACGTCTGCGACTTTCTTGTGCTTGTCCTTGTTCTCGTTGAGCAGCGTTTGCTTCTACTCCTGCAAGACTTGCTCCTATACCAGCAGCCGCAGTACCTTTGATGATGTTTTGCAACATATCATCAACAGCAGTTTCTATTGAACCACTAACAGTTCCGCTAAGAACATTGTCTTGTAATTCGTCTGCAAGCTCTGGTGGTAAATTTTCCATTGCTTTATCAAGTGCGGCACTATATGGATTGGTAGTCATAGTTACACTTTTCATGCTATATAACGGAGTGCCGTCAGCATTAGTACCTGTAATTTCTACTTCTGCAGTACCACCATATTCAGTTCCATCCGGCAAAGTCTTTGTTACATTTGATTGGAAAACCTCACCAACTTTTGCATCAGAAGGAACACCATCAACTGCTATATCGTCGCCTACACTAATACTAGTATCAGCACTTATGGTTTGATTAAGGAACTCTTTCTGAGCCATTGCTCTGTCCAGACCTTGTATTTTTTGCAGTTGATCAATCTGTTCTTGTGTCATACCAGCATCAAGAAATCTTTGCTTGTTTGCTTCAAGCCATTCATTGTTTGGTATGTCTGCAGAGTTTACACCAGCTTGGTTAAGTTGTTCTGAGGACAAATTACCAGTAACTTCTGTAGCATCAGCGGCATTAGATGCTGATGTTGTTTTTTCAATGTTAGCTCCTATACCTTCAATGCCTTTTTCTGCTTGTATAGCGTCGATAGCATCATTAACACTTCCACCGTCTGGTGCTCCAAGTGCTACTATCTTGTCATCCAGCTGGCTTATTTGATCTTGAAGTACTTTGTTTGCTTCGGCTCCGAGGTCACCTTGCCCTGCTAGTTCTGCCAATGCAGTTCTTGATTGTATCAGTTCACTGGCTGCATCTGCATCAAGAGCTTCAAGACTCTGAGCACCCATGCCACTAAGTTTTGTAATGTCAATTTCACCAGATGCATCATTGATAAATGTGTTTGTAATTTCAGGAGGTAACAGTTGATCAATACCTGCTGATATCTGATTAAAGACTCCACCTGCAAGAGCACCAATTGCGGCAGTCTTAACACCTTTACCAACAGCAGTGGATACTTTCTCACCTTTTATAAGTTCAACGGCACCTTTAAGTGCTTGACCAGCAATAGCACCACCAATTGGTCCGCCAGCAACACCTGCTAGTGCAGTAAGCACACCAATAATGGCTGCAGTCTTGCCAGGGTTTTCTTTTGCCCAAGTCCCTAGTCCAGTTAGTTGTTTATCTAATTCTGGAAACTTTGCTCCAACTGACCCTTTGAGTTGTTCAAACTTAGCATCAAATCCTTGCACTGGTGTAGTATTTTGTACCCACTTGGCAGCGTCTTTGACAATTTTTCCTACGGCATCAACTACATCTTTACCTTGTCCAACGGCAGTTCTGTTGGCACCGCCAGCGGTAGCAGTCTGCTCAATTGTTTTAAATAGTGCATTAATCTGTGAGGCACTTATTTGTGCTTCGTTAATAATTTTCACGTGTGTTCGATCTAAGCCTTCGCACAATTGTGAATAAAACTTCTGGTTACGTGCAAACTGTTCTTCAATTCGTTTTGCTTCTAATAGTATACTCATGCTGCCTGCAACCCTTTCAACAACTTGCCTTTGCTTCCTGCGTCAAGTTTGTTTACTGTTTTTGTTAAACCTGGTGATGCCTTCTCAATAGCGGCAATCAATGCTTTGTGTTCTGGGTTAGATGGATCAAGTGC